CAGGGACTTACCGAGTTTTTACCCGTAAGTTCAAGCGGTCACCTTGAGATTGGTAAATATTTGTTTGACATTGACCCGGAATCAAGCTTTCCAAGTGCAAGTTTTTTTGGTGTTGATTTTGTAACAACTTTCACTGGTATAGTTGACCTTTTGCCTGTTGCCGGGTCGTGAGCTTGAATAGCTCCCCTCAATTCAATTTGCTGTGCTTCAGGTTGAAGCAATTCAAAAGTTGCAGCCGTTTGCGTTCTGAAATTTAAAGTTAGTGTCATTGCTGCAGTATGACCGATTACAGCAACTTCAGTTTCACCGGCAACACCAGCCCCTTTTATTGTCTCTGTCATCTGTTCAATGTCTGGTAATGTAATGTCAACAACTCCGAGCAAGTCACGCCCGGAATTATAAGCCCTAAAAGCTGTCAACAGTTCTGGTATTTGATTCATAATTTCCTCACTCGTTATTAAAAATTATTTTAGAATAGATTTTCCAAATATTTCGGGTCGTATTCCATTATAAAATCAATTTCTCTTGCCGGTGACGGTGGAGTCACGTAAACATGAAATTTTATATTACCGTCCATCAAGTCAGTACTTGGATTTTCTTCAAGTAAAACCTCAACTCTGCCACCCAGGATAAATTGTCTAGCTGTAAGACCGTTAAACCATATATTCGCAGAGTCAACGATTGTTTCAGTAAGCCTTTTGTTAAGCGGAAAATCAACTTTCTGAAAGTATGTTAAAGCAAGCGTGTTTCCAATCCAATTAAACATCCTACGAACTGGTATAAAACTGTCTTTAACATCTGTTGAACCTGGATAAATTCCTGTTCTATTACCCCACAACTTCCAGCCACCTATAAGATTTAAACAGGTTGTGATCCCGTTTCCATTCAAATAATTAGCTTCAACCTGTCCTAGCCAAACATTCAACCCATTTGACACGGCTGCAGTCATCTGCAGGTTTTCATTTGACGGTGACTTGTACGGCACTCCTGAATTTTCACCGTCAGTTCTGGCTATCAATGGCGCGACCTGAGAAGACATATTAAAAATGTCATCGCCTAGTTTTACTTTGGGCCAACACAAAACCATTTGTTTACCAACAAGGTTATTTTTGTTTTTATATTCCGGCAGATCTGCATAAAAAGGACACAATGAATCATCAATATCAATGATTGTAATAGCCTTCAAAAAACCGTTTATATTTTCAGCTTTAGCGTTCATAATTGCTGCTACTGCAGGATCTTTTGACCATCCGTTTGCAACAATTTGACCAGGAACAAGCCTGAATTTTGGAAAGATCTCATTCACAAGTTCAAGACCTGTAAGTTTATATGTTTCAGGATCAATTCCACCGGTTATATCATCAGAGTCAACGAGTGAAGGATCAGCATAAGAATATGTAAGGAAAACAGAATCAACATTATCAAGTTCTCCTTCCATTTTTTCAATTTCACCGGTCACTGAATCAAATTTAAAATGATCATTCTCAATATATTCAATAGCCCCACCAAGAGCAGCAGAATTCATTGAAATTTCTATAATATCAGAATTTTCAAGAATGATTTTATTATCAATAAAAGTTCCTTCCTCGTCAATTACATCTGCTTTATGAATAGCCGGGTCAAACACATTGATGAAAACGACAGGTGCAACGTTAAAAAGGCTAAACATACTTTTCATGAACTCTGATATAGTCCATTTTTCCCAATCGTCATCACAGCTAAATTCTTTGACCGCTTCAGCATATGTATAACAAAGGACAGGTTCATTTACTTTTTTGCCTTCTGTTCTGTGTACTGGCGCGGTACCAAAAACAACAGGCAGAGACGCGCTTACACTTCGCGGAGGCAAGATTGACGTTGGAACCTCTTGAATATAAACACCGTGTTTGTATCCCATATTATAAACCCTTCGCTACTTCGTTGTAAGAAATAGACATAATTGAATTTTTGTTTTTAAGATCCTGAGCAGCTTTTGCAAAACCTGTTCGTTTCACGAACACCCTGTCAAAGTGTTTATTCTCTTTGCACTTTTTTTTCAGGTGATCCGGAAGACCTCTGAAAATTTTAAATTGAGTAAGTGCAAGATTAGGCAGCATAGGCCCAACATAAATAATACTCTCAGGCTTTTTTTTAAATTCATATTTTTTCTTCGGTACTTTCTTCTTTTTCGTCATAAAATACACTCTAATTCCTTTTTGCTTAATTCCTTGTTAATCAATGGTACCTGCCAAACTGCAACAATTTGTGAGTCGTAAATCGGGTGTGCGTGAAGTCCGTTTTCGTCTCCTACCTGCCAGCTAATTTTTTTAAGCTCATACCTATCATCAAGCATTTGAGTTTTTAAAAGAGTCAATCTTGCTCTTTCTGTTATATTCTGAATTTCATGATAACCGTTTTCATATGATTCTTGATCATGGTTGTCAGTTCCGGAGTAACACCCAAAATAAATGAACGATTTTATAAAAGAATTATCATTGCAGTCATCTTCACCGTTTAACATGCTTACAACACAACAAGGAAATTGAGAATTATTAGCTTCTCCTGGTTGCTTCGGTGGTAATGTTCCATTAAAAAAATTAATCTTTGATATTAAATCAACTTCTCCAGGCTTTGAAAAATAAGGAGCTTCAAAACCTTTTTTCAACACATCTTTTATTTTTGATTGAAGCTCATATATCATTGTTAAATCCCTTTTGACAACGCTCTTTTCATATTATGTTTTAAATTTTTGTTAAATCTATCGATTGCACCCTCTTGAATTTCGTCAGCAACATCACTCATTTTTATCATGTAAGGAATTGACAAAAGACTCGGCTTTGCAAGGTGCTGTGTCTTTCTTCCATTCTTATAAAATGGCTTTCCAATTCGCTTATAAATTTGATCAACACCTTTTCTACTTTTTCCGAAAAAAGACCCGTCAATCGTGAACTTCTCTCCTTTTCGTAAAAATATTGATATGCCTTTATCCGGTTGTCTATTTTTTCTTTTGTTTGGCATAGGTGAAAAATGTTTAGCTAATATTTTTTGACCGCGAAAAACTGCAGATGTTTTGAATTCTCCGGAATTATTCCCACTATTACCGGCATTATAAGTTTTTGATGTTTTCCTTATTTGTCCTGGTTTAACGTTGAACACATCAGGAACAAGTTTTGCCGTGTCAGTCGTCACACCTTTAATGCTCCTGTTTAATGCATGCCTGACAAATTTATGCGCTTTTTTATCCAGGGCAGAAAGAAACAATCCAGCTTCTTTGATGTCTGTTCTACTTAACGAAATGGAAAATATATCGCTCATCAATAACGGTTCCTATAAAATTCTACTTTTAAACATCCAAATTTTTCATAAACCGATTTTACTAATCTGCTCTTAGTATCAACAACAACGTGTGTTTCTGGTTCTGGTTTTTCCAATTCATATTTATCTAAATCAGATTGCATAATATTATAAATGTCTGTTGATTCGTACACTCCAGGCTCAGGATTAAATATATTTTTTTCTTCTTCAGGTACCGCAAGAATTGGAAAACCATTCCATAAAACTTCAAATGCGAATTCTTCCGGATTAAAAAATGTATCTTGCATATCTGTTTCGAAGTCATCAAATAAGCTCATTTTATTTGTTACCTTTCGACATTAGAAGACCACAAATTTTCATTGAAACGGCTTTGATTCTTTCTTTTTCACTGTTTGTTAAATTTCTGTGTCTCATGCAAAAATCAATTTCAACAAAGCCAATTGGAAGTTTATTTTTGTCCCATAGTCCGATTACAGAATAGCTTTTGACATTCCTATTATTCAGATTTTGATATAATCCGAGGTCTGAACTCCTTAATTCTTTGATATCTTCGCAAAATAGTTCACCTTTTGATTTAAGTTTCTCATGCCACGTTGCGAACATTGACGCAGGAAAGTTTTTCATTTCTGTAATCATCGGATGAACACCTCTGATTCGTTCATGTGTACATGATACCCTTTGAAAATGCATATTAAGCGCGTTCTTTTGACCGTTATGGTATTGGTATACCATAGCCCTACTACAACCAAGTATGTGAACCAGAGTGTCAAGCAGTCCGTTTATTTCATGATTTACAATCATGTTATTATTGATACGATTTACAACACGCTTAGAAATGAAAACTTTAATAAAATACAATACTGGCAAAATTGACGAAATAATAACAACCCCTATCAATCCATGGTTTTTAAATGCAGTTAATATCAATCCAATAAATTTAAATTCCATTATTTCGAATTCTCCTTTTCTTCAGTTGAACTGTTTTTGACTTTTTCGGCTGCATCCCTGTCAATCAAGTCATTTCCAATTTTATTTGTGACTTCAATTTCATTACCTGGAAGAATCATTTCACCGTTAACAGTCACGGTCTTAATTGTTCTAATTTTCGTATATCCCTTGCTCATTATCTAATCCCTTGTTAAATCCGGTTTTAAATATCAAAACCGGATATTTAATTTACAGCACTGTTATTTCAACTATCGCTTCAGGTTCCCATGGTACCGGAAGAGGACGCGATTCTATAAGGTTCCAAAGCACAGAAGGATCTTTTTCAAGCCATGATTTACTAAACATTTCACCAACAATGCTTGCTTCATGTTCAAGATCAAGAATGATACCAAATTCGATTGAAAAACGTGCAGACGTGTCAATCATGTAAAGTTTTTCAGGATCAATCAGCTTGAAACTTGTCCCGGCTGAATCTTTTATCATTCTTCCATATCGATAAACGTCAAGCCCTCCAAATTCACCTTGATAATTTTTTGAGGCTTTCCAACCAGGATTTCCAGCATGTAAAAAATTTGACGGAATCCATTCATTTTTTTCAGTTTTTGTATGCAGATATTTTATTGCATCAGTACCACCTATGATCAAATCAGGTGTGTAACCTGCATCAACCATCATGTCAGAAGCTCCCTGAATAACTCCTTTAGGATCTCCGTTTTCTTCATTCCATCTATCACCGACACCAAGGATAATTTTATTTGAAATCGGCATTCTATAATCGATTTTTTGCAAGATTCCTTTTTTGCCTGGAATTTCCATTTTCCCGGTCAAAGCCTGTGCGCACATCCATTCTTCACGGATAGAAACTCTTTCTTTCAGATCCAGAAATTCAAGCATAATTTTTTGATTTTTAGCATCTTGAATATCTTTAGGACCGGCAGCATAGAAATTTTGACCGGCTGTCCTTTCTGTTAATAGCTGTTTTCCTGAAAGAGGTTTTTTCAATCTTATGCGAGGAGTCTTAACGCTTTTTGATTCCATGCTTGTTCCCTGGACAATTACGCCTCCCTCTTCTTCACTGACAAAAGGTGCCATTTTCTGACCCCTTACCAGTGTTTCAACGTCAATAGTGTCAGATTCCTTTGAATTTCTTTCTTTAAAAACCAAATCCCTAAGCAATCTTGGAGTTGTATTCAATCTATGAACAGCCCGTGTCAACGTTCTCCAATTTAAATCAAACATATTTTATTCCCTTTAATTTACGAAAATTCCGTTTATTTTTAGTTCTGTGATTGCCTTTGCTTTTTGATCAACAGAAATGCTTTCAGGCCATATTAAACCATCGTCAACGCATTCTCCGTGATCAAGCTTGATACATGTCAGCGCTTCTGCAGTTGCATCAACACTGTCAATAATAACGGTTTCCGCAACTTCTGTTCCATCATTTGCTGCCGGGTCAAGTGGTTTCAATTCTCCTGAACTGGTCAATTTTCCCATAACAGTACCATATTCAGTTTTTTCACCGACTGCCAAAATTCCTAATGATGTGATACGGGGATGATCACCAATAAAAGTTCTGCTTATATATTCTCGATAATCCATTTTATTCTCACTTTTTTATTTTTTAATAATTACTGGACAAGGTTATTTTTTAATAATTACTGTACAAGGTTAACCAAATTATCAACCTGAGCGTTAATATCTGTTGTGTCCTGATCACTTTTCTTCTGATTGACACCTTCAGCATGTACAGCCTTTAAATTGTCTAAAATAGCCTTATTTGTGTCCGTTTTCGTTTCGGCTGTTTTGTCTTCAGTAATACCAAGAACATTTTTCATGGCGTTTACCTGCTCTGCATTGGCTCCGGAATTAACAAGACCGGCAAGCTTACCGGCTGAATTTTCATCAAGACCAGCCTTTGCAAGTTCAAGTATACGTGCGGTTTCTGCTGAGACAGAATCTTTGACAAGGGTTTTTGTTTTTGTTTTCAGGTCTGCTTTTGTGTCTGCTACAACCTGATTGAACAATTCTCCGTGATTTGCTTTAAGATCGTTTATATCCATGTCTCTTAAATTTTCCTTTTCAATTATGTAATCAATAAATGTGTCTTTGCTTTCTGTAATTATGTCTATCAGGCCAATAGAAAGAGCTTCATCACCAATGAAAACCTTTCCGTCTGCCATTTTTAAAGCCTCTTCTTTTTCAATATTTCGGTTCCTGGTTACATCTGAAATGAAAATATTATAAATCTGATTAAGCTGGTTCATGATATAATCTTTAGCGGTACCTTTTAGAGGTTCATCACTGTTTCCCATGGCTTTATAAGAACCGG